GTCTTGGAAATACAGGTTTGCCCCAGACGGTGCGTTTATGTAGGCGTGATCGGCGTTAATTGCCCCTAACTGAAATGTCCTGTCTCCAGATATAATATTCAGATAAGAACGGCTTGATGTGTCAGTTGTGTCGGTGTTCCTAAAGTAGAAATGGCTAGTATTGTTTTGATTGTTTTGTGCGTCAAAGGTGCCAGACGGGCTTATTGTCCCGATGCCAACCGCACCGCTTGTTAGGCTAACGTTCAAATTGGTTGCAGTGGCACCCGTGCTTCCACCAAAAGAGGCTACGCCGTTATCAGACGAGATGTAAAGCGAATCATTGCTATCGCGAAGCCGTATGTAAGCGTCTGTATCAGTTGAGTAAAAATCAGCAAGTTCTTCACTAGCTGAAGTAACTGTCAACTTGGCATTTAATGTGGTCGTACCCGACACATCTACGTTGCCGTTAAAGTCTAGTGCGGTTGCTGCTAGATCAATCTCATCTGTAGCAGCAATGGTCATAACCGTTGCTGATGAGGCGGCAATCCGCTGAGACGCATCGTAGAACTGCAACTGGCGTGTGTCGTTTAACAACAGGCCTGTATCTGCAACATGAGTCAAGCTCACATCTGAGTCAGCACCAAAGTTTAAAACAGCCGCATCGCTTGCAAGTGATAGGTCGTCTCCAACACTGGCATCACCACTCATGGTTACTGCGCCAGTTAATGTGCTTGCACCAGCTACGGTGAGTGTGCTGCTCAGTTCTAGGTCAGCAAACGCATCCAGCACTGCGGCACCAGAGCCCGCACCGTCCGTATAGACTGCGGCAACCTTACCGTTGCCAATCGTAATGTTAGCACCAGAGCCCTGACTGATAATGATGTTTTGAGATCCGCTTGTAGCGTTCTCAATAAACCACAGCTTGTTAACCGTGTTAGGTGCAATGGTGATTGTGCAGGCAGAGTCGAGTGTTCCTGTGTACTTGAGGAAAAGTGCTCGGCCTTCGTCAGCTGCACCGTCTGCAATCGTCGTTGTGTGGGTATCAGCGTTCGTGGTAATCGCTTCTGTGCCCGATCCAAACGCATCAGCAATGAGCTCTAGGTTTGTATTGGTCTTAGTGCCCCAAGTTCCCGACTCATCACCTGTGGTAATCTCAAGTAGCCGAAGGTTGTTTACGTATGTGCCCATGCTTGATTCCTATTGTTATCTCTCTATGACTGCCCAGCTTGGAGTCTGTGAATCACTAACGGATGACCAGCCTGGGGTCTGAGAGTCTGACACTTCTGACCAACCAGGAGTCTGTGAATCTGAGACTTCTGACCAATTAGGGGTCTGTGAGTCGCTGATTGCTGTCCAGTTCGGTGTTTGTGAGTCATCTATAAGTCCCCAGACTTGTGCGCCACTAGTCGATGCTGTTGCCTCTACGCCAGTTACGTCAACCGATACTGGTATAGAAACAGTTACACTTCCTACTGCACCAGTTGCTGATGTGCCCGTAACACTGACGTTACCTTCTCCGGTAACTGTTACTGACCCAACACCACTAGTTGCGGCAAGTCCGGTAGCGGATATTGAGACATCTACAGTAACCGATACCGATCCTAATGCGCTCGTCGCTGACAGTCCTGTGACAGTAACGTTTGCATCACCTGCAACTGTTACAGAGCCAACTGCACTCGTGCCAGCTGCTCCCGTTGCGGTAACATTTGCCGTCCCTGTTACTGTAACGGTTCCTACTGCTCCTGTTGCTGCTATACCCGTAGGAGCAACATTTGCATCTGCTGTTACGGTTACACTTCCTACCGCACCAGTTCCTGCTACACCTGTCTCAGTAACATTGGCATCGCCTGTTACCGTAACAGATCCTACTGCACCCGTACCTGCTACACCTGTTTCTTCAACAGGTATGGGCTCACCCCATGTGCCAGAACCCCAAGTGCCTCGGCCCCAGCCTGTTACATTTGCCACTTTAGGCTATGCGAATTATTGCATTACTCGCATCAGCCGCAGGAAAAGCAATCGTAAACGTACCAGCCGTAGCTGTTTTGTCTGCACCAAAATCCAACACGAGGACAGATGTGTCACCACTTGTGTCTTCGTTAAAGATTAATGCACCCCTAGCCGTAAATGTCGCAGTAGACCAAGAAGTATCCGCAAAGTCAGTCAGAGCCGTTGTTCCACTAGTCGATGGATCTACCCGAGTCAGCGTGTTTCCTTTAGCGGTATAGTTTGTACCACTGATTTCATTGCTTGTCGTATACGCCGTAGTACTAGCACCCAGTGAAGCACTGCTTGTGTACAAAGCAATCTTAAACGTGTCACCACCCGAGTTGAGAAAGTTGTGCTTTGCTTCCAGCAACTCTTTCTTAAACGAGGTACACATTGCCTGAGATATAGCCATTAAAGTTTCTCCACTGAGTTAGCCAAATCATTATGACCTGCTGACCTAAGCAAGGTAATGACCTTTGAGCGATCTTCTTTGATCGCTTCACATATGTAATACTGCACTGCTTTATGTATGTACGACTTAAACGCCTTAGCTTGCTCTGCAATAGCAGGATGAGCGTTGCTACCAACTGATACTATAGTATCTACGGCTCTCTCAGCCCAGTGACTAGGTCCAAGGTTACCATTTGCACTTGTTGTTACTGTTACACTGCCTACACCTGAGTCTAAGTCAAACATTAGCTAGGCACCACTCTTATTGTACCGTCGCGATACTCGTCCCCAGTCATTCTACCCTCTGCTTGAATCTTCAAGCCTGCCAGGGCATCGTCGTATCTCTGTTGGTACATCTGAATCATGTCTGGCTCACCTTTCATGTACACATAAGCCTCGACCAACGAACCGTACAGCAATACGGTATCTGCGTTTGTACCAAGCCATGAAGTACTATCTGTTACGATAGAATTAGGCTGGTAGTAGTAGTGAAGCTCAGTTGTGTAGTTTGAGTCAGGCGTTGGCCCAATAATAAATGTGTCGCTTGCAAAAATGCCGTAATACTTCGGCGTACCTTTTGTTGAAGCATTCGGGTATGTCGATCTTATAAAGTTTGAATCTTTGTTCAGCAAAAAGATCTGATTGCTAGAGCTCGTTATTGACAAAGACAAAGGAAACAAAAAGTCCGTTGGCATTGCTAAGTATGCAGTGCCGTCTGTCATGCTTCCTGAAACATTCTTACGATTGACTGGCAAGTTTACTGCACGGTAAATGCGCTGTTCTGCTTGCTTTACAAACGTTGGTATGGCTGCTACAAAATCTGTACCCGTGTTATTGGTATAATCTTTGATAGCAGCCGTGAGCTCAGTATAGTTCATGTTGTTACCGTCACGCTTCCTACCTTGCCATGTGCAAGGATGTTTCCTGATCCGTTTGCACCACCATTGCCGACAGGGTCAAAGGCAAAAAGCTTTCTGCTTGTGTCTTCAGCAATATCGGGCCTAGGGTCTCGCAAAGCCTCTGGGTCTGTGTAATCGCCAAGTCTACCTAAGAAGTTCTGAGGCTGATCCTGGTCAAGCATGTCGCGTCCAACCATTAGGCCAGTCATTCGACCCGCTCTCACTTGGGGGACCAAGTCCTTCAGTTTGTATCTAAAGCCGGTGCGATCACAGAAACCAAAAGCGTACTTACCTTTTGCGAAGCGAGCCACTAGTACCCTCCAGGAATGAAGTGTACTGATGCACGATCACGATCTTCTTGTTGTGCTAAGTCCCACTGAAACTCGTATTCAGCCTTAAGCTCACCAGATCGTATAAACGCTTCTGGGTATTTTTGGGACAGTCTAAACGCCAACCCTGATACCAACGCAGGGAGAAACCGTGCGGGTACATCAGGATTAGTTGAGCCCACAGCACCTGTGTCTTCAATTCGCCTAATTCTTTGGTAAGCAAATGTGTACACCTTATCTGGCGTAGGCCATAAATATGCTACTGGAGCAGCTTGCTGTTTATCAATGTAGATGTTAACAGGGCGACCTTCTGTTTTTTTATTCGGAATAGTTGCATACTGTGACACACTAAACCGGGACAAAGGCAGGTCGTTTTGTGACGTACCCGTGCCATCACGAATCCAGTGCTCAATTAAGTCAATAGTATCAGCTGGTAGTGTTACGGTAGATGTGCCAGCAACTGTACTAGCTGTGCCTTCTTCTACGCACCAGAAGTTTAGTCCTCGATTTGCCCACTCAAGACTTAGCAGGTTTAGTGACCGCCTTGCTGTTTCGATGTCATAACCTGTTTTTGATTGCAGGCCACACCGCTCAAATGCTTCTTCAATAACCTCTGATATTTCTAGGTTAAAGGTCGCTGTTCCAGAGGTAGCCACTATTTACCAACCTTTTTCATTGCCGCTTTATGTGCGGCTGTAAAGGTTGAGCCCGCTTTCATGCGACGGCGCATTTCAGCCATGTGCTTTCTTGTGTGATGCTTCGAGTGTTTCTTCAAAGTATCTTCTTGTCTTTTCGTCAGCGTTTTTTTGGCAGGCATAATCAGCTATCCTTGAATTTCTTCAGGCACTGTCTGTCAAACTGAATAACATCGCCAGGTGTTCTAGAACCTTCCTTGATTATACCACCACTTCTCATACGAGCATAATCTTGCATTGACCCATGTTTAGAAAATGCATTGGTCATGGCTTTCTTTACCATGCCACCACCTGCCATTGAGTCTTTAGCAAACTTTTCTGCTACTTCTGGCTTGTTTGCGTATAAATACCTTCGTTGCTTATCGCTCTTGAAAGGCATTATTCGTAGCTCTTGCCCATCTTCAGTACGATAGCATAGCGATCTCCGCTTGCATGACCCGTAGTAGTAAACATGATGTCGCCTGTTTTACCACTGCCTGAGTTGTTAATGATGGGACCACAAGACCTAAAGTCGAAAAACCCATAACCGCTAAGGGTCCATGCAATTACATCTGTAGATGCGTCCCATAAAAGATCGACACTCATGCCATTGCATTCGTACCAAATTTGCTGAATTGATACACCAGTGCATGCGGCACCAGAGCCCGACTGGGCCTGTAGTGCGGAAACGTCCACCTTCTTGACGGCGGCTTCGCCTGTCCCATCAGAAATATTGGTGAACTTCATAACGACAGATTTGTCGCCATCTTGCAGAGTCTGCGAGGTTACTGCGTCTGCCATTTAAATCTCCTTATGGGAACAAGGGTTCCACCCTACCCATAGCAGAAGATCTGGTCACCCACCCAGGTAGATGGGTGACCCTATCTTGTTAATTACGACTGATCTGTAAACGCAGGTGCATCTGCGCCTTCAGTAGTACCCCAAATAATCCAATTTGTGGAATCCTTCGCCACGATGTTGATCTCCATGAGACCAAAGTCCGTGAGGGTTAGGATTGAGTTGGAGTTGCCATCTGCGTACACGGACACGTTGTCCGCGTTAGAGTCCAGATGGATGACACCACCAATGAAGTAATTGGTGTCGGAACCAGTGTCGATAATCAGGTTCTCAGTTTCTTCTGCCGCTCCACCGTAAATGAACTTAAACGCTACGCCTTCAGAAGGGCTGGGAAGCGTAAGTGTGCGGTTGCCCCCAAGGGCTGGGACTACAACGACCCTGCCGCCATGAGTAGCTGCAGTCAGTGTAGTGTCCGCATCGGACAGGGTTACAGGCGCAACCTGCATCCCTGAACCATCATAAGTAAAGGAGGTCGTAAACGCGCCTGTGGTAGCGTTTTTAGAAACTACCTTGAACCCGTTCTCTGACCTTACTGCGCCACTAAAAGTAGTGTTAGCCATTACATTCTCCTGTCTTGGCTAGTGTCTACCGTTTCCGGTAGTCAGGAAAAAAACTTCTATACTAAGATGGGGCAGGAGCAGCTTTAATGCCACTCCCACCCCATCCATCCTACTTTACTACTTACGCTCCGGGTGATCCCCAGATCCCTAGGGGATCGGAAACTCCAAAGCTGTACCGCTCGCGAGCCTTGTAGCGAACGTTTCCGGTGTCAAAGTCACCGTCCATGCTCGTCTCAAGTGCAACACGATTGAAGTGCTTCATGCCGTTCGGAACATCCGTCAGCAGGAACCATG